ATAGACTTGTCAAAGCTGTGAAACTATCTGCGGCGGTTACTGCGCCTTCTCGTACTCTGTAGAATGCCATTTTTTTCCTCTAAAGTTTGATACGGATTGGGCCTAGTTTGGCCAAGGTCCCGCTCATAAACCCTTTTGATAAAGCTTTAGCGACTGCGGCCCCTGCTAAGGTTGCCGTGATCTTTTGCTTATTACCCATAATGTTAGTTTCTAAAGTGCTTAATGCAGTTTTAAAATTACCTGCTAACATTGAATCTACTGCGCTACTTGCGCCAGTTGATTGTGCTAGTGAAATTGCTGTGCCAGCTTCTATAGCTGATATATTAAACGAACGTTTAGCTCTTCGTCTAGGAGCTTTTCTGCGTGGTGCCATGACTACTTAGTTATGACAGGTTACTTAAGTTTAGCTGATTGCTGTTCTATTAGATATTTTATAACTTCTGTCTTATCATCGCCACACTCTTTGCATAACCATTTATTCTTTTTAGCTTCATATTCTCTATTATCGCCACACGCAGTACACCAATTAATAGGCCCGTGTTCTTGTCTTTCTTTATCCTGAGCTTGTAGCATCTCTTTTCTTATTAGCTTATTAACATATTCAGAACCCTTAATATTTAATTCATAACAATGCTCTTCCATAAAAGCTATTTCTTGAATGCCTAAAGTAAATGACTTGCTTGCTTTCCATTCTTTTCTTCTACCCATATTAACACCGACACTCTTGAGCTCTGTTTATCATACCGCCACAGTCTTTGCATCTATACTTATCTAGTTCTCTATACATGTTTAACCTTCTAACTATATTTATTCTGTTTTCTGTATTAAGTGTAAACTCTAATTCTAAAGATCTTAATACTAGATGGTAACATTTTCTAGAACAGTGCCGACCTGTAAACATCGGCCCGTTATCTGATGACCACTTATTAGATTCATAATCAAAATAACACGGAACATTACAGTGTTCACAATAAATTATTTCTTTTCTACTAGTCATTTATTCCACCTCCCTATCAAGATATCGAGAATTAATTTTCATTTTTCCTTTCCCCTCTTGCATTTTAAATTCCACAAATAAATTAGTGAATAAACCACTTACGTGTTTAATGTCTGCGTCACTAAAGTCGTATGTATAAGATAAATCTCTTACACAATCAAGAAGCCTGTAATAGGCTACTCTCACTTGCTTGTTTTTCAAACTGTTGTTTTGTTCCAATGTCAACACCTACCTATACATTGACTAGGGGTATTTAATATAATCGCACTATTATTTTATTACTAACAAAAGAAGGGCTAACAAAAAAAAAAAAAATAGACCTTCATACCTTTTTCATTAATAATAGTATTATTTTATTTGTATAATTTCTTAGGAATTGCTGGTTTAGAGTTAATTTGAGAGCTGTTTACCCCCTCTTTCTGGCTCTCGGAGCCAAGTAAATGACCTAAATTTGCCTTATTTGCCATATATTCGACCATTGCAGAGCCCCAGTCTCCACCCTTTACCGCCTTTCTGATATTATTCATCGGGTCTAAATCCTGAGCTTTCTTAGTCATTGCCCCAACAGAACCAAAAAAAGAAGATTGAAATAACTCAAGCTTCTCATGCATTCGATCTTCAATTTCATTTATGACGGGGTCTAGTTTAACAACTAGCCAACCTTCTTCTTCTATTTTTTCTTCCCATTTATCTATAACCCAGTCTCTTAAGAGGAAACGATAAAGAGCAAGTATAATGACAATCTCTCCTACGAAGAGATATATTAAGTCAGGATTCACTTAATCCTTGTCTCCAAATAATCCTTCAAAAAATTTGGTTGCTCTTTCAGTTCCTTCACCCTCAAAAAAAACTTTATCTACTAAAGAGGGTCCTACTGTCAAAGGATTAGTGGCTAGAGTTAATTCAAAAGCTTTAGTTTTAGCCATATCTATTTGCTCTTGTGAAAATCCATCAGTACCTAGTTGATTAATAAAATTAGTTAATAATCCACCACCAATAAGTGCAACAATACCACTGACTATAATTGGAAACGTTGATTCATTATTAAGTAAGGCCACAACATCATCGTGACGTCGTTTATCACTTACTGCCTTTTCTTGTGCCTTTGTGACTTTCTTAAGGGTAAACCCTTCAGGAATTAAGGCATAAGGCATTAAAAGTATTTCTTCAGCCCTAGAGCCGGTCCCACTTGTTTAGTTGGTGTTATTGTTGTCGGCCTTTGCCTTTGTTTTTTCTTAAACGGTTTAACAAATGACTTCGGGAGAACTCCTCGAGATGGTGTTGACCCGAGTGGAGTTTTATCGAGGAGTTTCCTTATTAAGATTAATTCAGCAATCATCGCTTTTTCCTTCTAAATGCAACACCCATCTTTTTTAGATTTAATTTGCCATCTCTAAATTTAATGTGATTACGTTTATTCTTAATGTATTTTTGCCATGCTGATAGTTTACGTTTTGGTTTTGATGGTAAACCTAATGAGGGCGCTAAAGGTGGGAATAATGGGCCTTCATAATCTGTATCTCGTGATGTTGCGACACCATCCCTAAAGCCCATTGCATAATATTCGCGTTCTCTTTTGGTAGGCATTAAACAAGCCTCATAAACGCAGTTTCAATGTCTGAATTGCCACCACTATTATTAGTAATCTTAAATTGTAATAGCTTTTGATCCTTTAATGAATTTTGAATATAAAATATATTCCAAACATTAGCGCTGGTATCTTGTGCGGAGTCATTAAATAAACTGTTTAAGTCATCCCCTTGGCCTTCTAATGCATTAGAACCTTTCAATATAGAAGCGGGGTTAACTGGTGTTAAATTTGCAAAGCTATTGCTATCAGGCCCCATAACTGCCTCATACTTGTAATTACCAGCGTTGGTTGGTTTAATAGCTATAAAGATTGAACTAAACCCTGTCATGTCTATAGGCCAGACTGTGTCACTAATTGCTGAAGGTGTTAATATTGTTTGACCGTTTGGTATTGCAAGATCCATTTGAAAAGCTATAAATTCGTCATCACTACTCTTCTGGCCTTTCCAGTTTCCTTTTTCATCTACAAACCCAGTGCTTAACGTAGGCTGTAGATATTGTGGGACTTGTATAGTTCCGTCAACAGTTGCACTCTGTACACCGGCTTCACGGGTTAACGACCATGGGGCGTAACCTGTTCTTTCATAAGGCATTTACTGCCTCTAATTTATGCAAAAACCAGAGTCACACTAGCTGAAGCTGAGCCAACGTCTGTGTCCATCGCTACTGCGATAGAAACTTGGTTACTAGCCTGCACTGGTATTGCAACATCTAACATCATAGGGGTAACTGTGTTACCGTTTGATGCTGGTGTTCCGTCTACACCTTGTCCGCCAATAGTAAAGGTTTCTTGTCCGTTACTTAGTCCGTCTCCAGAAAGCTGACAAGCAAAGGTTGTAGCCCCGTTAGTTGCGCTATCTGTTGCGACACTTGCTATAATCCCAACTATTTGGGATGCCTGTGAGGGAACTTGTACACTCCCTGTTGTTGACTGTCCATATAGACTTGTCAAAGCTGTGAAACTATCTGCGGCGGTTACTGCGCCTTCTCGTACTCTGTAGAATGCCATTTTTTTCCTCTAAAGTTTGATACGGATTGGGCCTAGTTTGGCCAAGGTCCCGCTCATAAACCCTTTTGATAAAG